CTTCCATTTATGAAAATAAATCGAAGGATTCCGGCAACAGCTCGAGCCAAACCTTATATCGATGCTTTAGCGACCCATTTCGGGTATCGCATGGCAAAGACGGTTTGGACGAACTGGAATCGTGTAGAAACTGTACCGAAGAACTTCAAGACAGAACGAACGATCGCTTGCGAACCTGCTGGGCTAATACCCTTGCAGCTAGCATTTGATACGTACGCCAAACGGCGTCTCCGCTTACGCGGAATCGATCTTAGTCAACAAGTTCGGAATCAACGTTTGGCAATGGAATCGAGTCTAAGTGGCAAATATGCTACTATAGACTTATCCGCTGCCTCCGATACCGTTGCGTTCAATACTGTAGCCCAACTGTTTCCAACAGATTGGTTTAAGTATTTAGCTGCGGTTAGGACCCCTGTCGGTAAGTTACCCGACGGATCCTATGTAAAGTATGCCAAATTCTCATCCATGGGAAATGGCAGTACGTTTACAGTCGAAACGTTGATATTCTCTGCCGCGTGCTACGCTGTAGGATCCAACGGTTTCTCTGTATATGGTGATGACATCATCATAGAAACAGAGTTAGTTGGATCTTTACTACGTTTGCTACGCTTCTTAGGTTTCTCGATTAACCAAGATAAGAGTCACATCTCAGGCCCCTTTCGGGAATCCTGTGGTGTAAACGCTTATGAGGGCGTTGACATAACTCCGTTTTACATACGTGAGGTGAATAAGTTGAAAGCTATTCAATCTCACAATGTTAACGGTTTAATGTCGATTGCTCACTTGGGTGGAGAACTAATGGGCTTTTTAGTTGCTTATGTTAAGCAACAAAAGTTACCGCTAGTTCCCTTTAACGAGGATACGTTAAGTGGAGTATTTATAGATATCCACTCAGCTTATCGCCTAAGGCTCCTGCGCACGGAGAGATCTCGTCCTGGTAAACCGTGGTTTCAAACACCACGTTACAAGGCGTATAGGCCTAAACAGCCTTTAAGATCAATCCGTGACTCGCGTACTTTGTTCTTATGGTATTTGATGAACGTGGATAGGAGTGTGAAGAAGATGTTCCATTTTAATATGGACGCTTCTAAATCATACTTAATCCATGCCATCGGTACCTTTAAACAAGGTTGCGATTGGGATACGCAGGAGAGCAGTTCGGTCCCCATGTCCAGTCACAGGTATGTGCGGAAGTGGGTCTACTGGATCCCTCCAGTAGCGG